TCTATAAAAGGTAAAAAAATAGACAGAATCATGTCTATGGTTCCTTACTATCAAAATAATCGAGTTCATTATAATAAAAAGATAAAATCAAATAATGATACCCAAATTGCTTTAGCTCAATTGAAAGGAATTGAACCTGGATATAATTGTCATGATGATTATCCGGATGGACACGAAGCCTGTACAAAAGAACTTGAAAAATATACACCTGTTAGAAAAGGAAAAAATCTAATGGGAAAAATGAAACCTAAACACTCTTGGTAATGATATACTTAGAAGATAAAGATTTAAAAGCCTATACTCAAGAAAGATTAATTAATGAAAGTATAGCAGATTTTACGGATGCCTTAGATGAATTTGAGAAACATCGCATTTCTGAAGTAAAAGTGATGATTTCTAAATACTACAATGTAGAAGCTATTTTTAGTGAAACACAGCCTATAAAACATCCTCATATTGTTAAAATATTAGTGAAAATGATAGGCTATGACATCAAAAAAAGAAATGCAGCTAGAAAAATTGGAACTGATATTGAAAAGGATTTGGATTGGGCTGAAAAAGAATTAGATAAAATGCACCGAGGGATTATAAAATTTGATGACTTACCGCTTAAATCAACTGATATTAGTACAGGTTCTACAGCATCTAAAATGCTTTATGGAAATTTAAAAAACCCTAATTTTTATATATAATGAGCACATTTAAACAGCGTTTAAAAGCTAATAAAATATACAGAGTTGCTGAATCTTTTTTTCTTGGTAACGCTTCTTATACTCAATTAAATTCATTGGTAGCAAATGGAAAACGCAACAATGCTTCTATGCCTTCAGGTATTCTAAATCATACCGCAACAATGATGCGTGTAGAAGATTTGAATTCTTGGAAAACGGCATTGATGTTAGCCACTGATCCGGATAACCCAGATAAACAAAATTTGAAAGCTTTATATGAAAACATGAAGCTAGATAACCATCTAGGTTCTGTTATTGAAACTAGAATTTCTAAAACTCAACAATCACCATTTAAACTGCAGCATAAAACTACAAAAGAAAGAAATGAAAATGCTGAAGATTTATTTAAAACGGTTTGGTTCCAAGAATTCATTAAGTTAGTTTTAGAATCAAAGTTTGAAGGAACTAAGCTTATTGAGCTATTTCAAACAGATGAAGAAGGTAAACTTTCTGAGATTACAGAGATTCCGCAATCTCACTTTAACCCGAAAAAAGGAATCATTTTAAAAGAACCAGGACAAACCACCGGAACAGATTATAAAAATGGACCTTTGTCAAATTTTTATATTCAGATTGGTAAAGACTATAAAGATTTAGGTACTTTCGCTTTAATTGCGCCTATTATTTTAGCTAAAAAATTAGGGCTAGGCTCTTGGTTAGATTTTATAGAAAAATACGGTGTACCGCCTTTATTTGTAACCACAGACCGTGAAGATGATAATAGATTACTTGAGCTTTTTGAAATGGCAACCAATTTCAAAGCCAATAACTTTATGATTGGTCGGGGTAATGAAAAATTTGAAATTCCTAGTATTACATCTACTAACTCTCAAGAAGCTTTTGATGGTCTAATAAAAAGAGCTGACAATGAGATTTCGAAGCGTTTTCTTGGTGGAACAGGTCTTACAGACGAAAAAGGGTTTGTAGGTTCTGTAGAAGTTCAGTTTGAGTTCGCACAATTTAGATTTACATCAGATAAATTACTTGTTTCTTATATAGTTAATGAAAAGCTTATTCCGCTTTTAGTTAAGCTATCTCCAGTTTATTCATTTCTGAAAGATTATCGTTTTGAATGGGACGATGAAGACGAAATGACGGTTGATAAACTACTTAAAATAGTAGAAAAATTAGGTGTTTATTTTGACTTTGATCCTGAACAAATAGAACAAATTACAGGATTAAAAATTATAGGCGTTAAAAGCTCAACACCTGCAGAACCATCTACGCTAGATTCAAAAAAAAAAGAAGTGAAGTAAAAGCTTTTTAAAATTAAAAAAATATTTTAAGAGATACAGAGGCTATTTACCATCATAACGATTGCGGTTGCGATTCTTGTAAATCTTTAGTTTTAGAATCTCTAGAAGCTATTGATGTAGAAGGTTGGGTAAAGGTAATGGAACGTTTAGCAAAAGAAGTTTACGAAGGTAAAACAGATGCCAAAATTATAGATGAAGGCTACATTTTATCTACTTACAAAGAACTTAATACAGCTGCAGAAAAAGGATATGGTAAAGATTGGTTAAAAGTAAATAAATCTACAGGAAATATAGCTCCTGAAGTAATAGAGCTGCAAAAAAACATCTATAAATTTTCTGGTGCTAAATCTGCAGTTGTTTTAGAACAAATAAATCAAATTTTACAAAAGCAATTACCTTGGAGCCAGTTTAAAAATGAAGTTTTAAAACTTAATCCTCTCTATAATAAAAATTATCTTCAGGCAGAATGGCAAACCGCAAACCAAAGCGCAAAGCACGCTAGAGATTGGTTATATTATAATGAAAATACTAAGCTTTATCCCAATTTAGTCTATAGAACTCAAGGTGATGAAAGGGTACGTGATGCACATTCATTATTAAACGGAATAGTAGCACCTATAAATTCTGACTTTTGGAAAACACACTATCCACCAAACGGATGGCGCTGCAGATGCTATGTAGTGCAAACTGCAGAAACACCAACACAGGAAGATAAAATACCAAAATTGAATGACAAAGATTTCCCTGAAGAATTTAGAATTAACGTAGGAATTACCGGGCAAATATTTAGTGAAGAAAATTTAAAAGATAGCAAAGCTCATCCTTATTTTGCTTTGACTAGAAATAATGAATGGAAAAAAGCTTTTGAATTATCCAAACTTTCAGCTCCTAAAAATGAGGTTTTTAGCTCAGGGAAAAACACATTAAAAGTAAGTCCGTACGCTGACGAAAAAGACCTAAAAGAAAATATTAATGATGCTAAAATCATTGTAAAATAAGCTAATGTAAATATAAAAATTAGAGCACATTTAGACAGTACAATACTCATTGGACATAAGAACCCGGAATATATTATTGATGATACTATTGCAGATCGTAAAGCTCCAACTACAGATAAATTAAAGAATCTTAGAAATATTTATAAATCTGCAACAAAACAGGATTGTGAAGCTTTGGTTATAAATCTTTCTAAAACGGTTCTAAAATTGGATGATGTAAAAGCAGAAGTACAAAGGAAATTTAAAACTTTTCCTAATATAAAAACAGTTTACATCATTGATAAAAATGGTGATTGTACCATAATGCAAAAAGAGCCTAACAAGTAGGCTCTTTTAGTACTGACATATTCTTGAAGTGACTCGCGAACTTTAAGTACACTGCAAATATACAAACTTTTAAATACAATTTAAAAATATTTTAAATGCCTAAAAAAAATATTGATTTACCAACTCCAGACTTTAGAAAATTAGCTGAAGAAGTAATGAAAGACCTACCAAAAAAAGCAGGTGAAAAGGCATTACAATTTTTTTTAGCATCCTTTATTAAGCAGGGGTTTACAGATACTTCTTTTATTCCCTGGGTAAAACGTAAAGATGATTTATCACATAAGTTATTGAATCAATCTTATGCACTTAAAAACAGTGGAAAAATAGACAAAGCAGACTTAAATGAGGTAAATATATCTTTTGGTGAAGGATTAAATTATGCAGCGATACATAATGAAGGTGGTACAATTACTGTGAAAGTAAGCGCTAAAATGAAACGTTATTTTTGGTATATGTACAAAAAAACAGAGGATGATAAATGGAAATGGATGGCTTTAACTAAAAAAGAAACTTTAACCATAAAAATCCCAAAAAGACAATTTATTGGCGAAAGTGAAACGCTAATGAATGAACTAGACAAAATGTTTATTGATAGAATAAAACAATACTTTAAAACCTTAAAATAATGGAAAACTGGCAAAATCTATACTTAGAGCTCGCACAAAAATTATCTGCTAATTTAGATGCAAATGAGCTTGATTTTTATAATAAACTAAATACCATTGCAGAACATGACGGTAAATCACCAATAAGATGGCAAGATCTATGGCACAACCAGGTGAATTTTTTAGAAGATGAATTACAGTTCCCAACTCCTGCAGTATTTTACGCTTTTCGTTCAAAAAACGTTACAGATTTAGGTGATAAGCTTCAGGAAATGGTTCTGCAGGTTGATATTTATTTATTCTATGAGACCTTTGCAAATACTTTTCAAGGTTCATTTAACCAGGAAGACG